TCAAGCCGAAGAACCTCCGGGTCGGAGACCGGGTGGTCAAGGGCTACTCGACCGCGGACCTGGCCGACGCCTGGACCCGCTACACCGAGGCCCCCGCCGCTACACCCGCTACACCCGAGGGGGACCCCTACCCCTCTCCCGATTCTGCCGCTACATCCGCTACATGGGTAACACCGCAGGTCAGCGGCCCGCAGGCTGTAGCGGAAGCGGTGAATGTAGCGGCAACCGACCCGCTACGTAGCGCTGTAGCGGATGTAGCGGACGAATCCCGCCGCGGGCGCGTGAAGTGTTCCGAGTGTGGCGACCCGCTCGACGGCCCGCCGCTCGGGCAGCTCCTGGGTCGAGTTGAAGAAGCCAGCCCGCACGCCGAGGGCCGACAGGGCGTCGACCTGGTCCTGCATCAGGGCGATGAGCGGGGAGACGACGACGCCGGTCCCCTCCCGCACGAGCGCGGGGACCTGGTAGCACAGCGACTTGCCCGCACCGGTGGGCATGAGCACGAGGGCGTCACCCCCACCGACCACGGTGTCGATGATCTGCGCCTGCTCGCCGCGGAACTCGTCGTACCCCCACACGCGGCGCAGGACGTCGAGCGGCGTCGTCGTCGGTGTCTGGCTCACGCCGCCACCCTAGGCGCCCCGCCCGACAGCGCCGCTTTAACTTCGTCGCGAATCAGGACGCGGCTAATCTGGCGGCCGTCCGGGCCACGTGACTGCTCGACTTGCGGCTGCTGTCCACCGCTACGCTGATCGATGATCTGCACCACGGCGCCACCTCCAGCGCCGCTGACGTCTGCCTTGACACCCAACTTGCCGTCCTTGCCGCGCATCAGCGGCATGATCGCCTCCGGCCCTGCCTCTCCCATCAAGCCGGTGTTGTTACCAGCCATAGGGAAGAGTGTTGGCCCATCGACCACGCCGCCCTTGGCAAACGGCACCACTTTGCCTTGGCTGATGATGTTGCCATCGGCGTTGGCGGTGAGGTTCAGGCCGAAATTACCGTCTAGCCCCTGCAAGATCGGGCGGATAATCTGAGCTCGCAGCACGATGCGCAGAATGTCTTCAAGAATTGCATTCGTCATATCAGCAAACGACAGCTTGCCGGCCTTTGCGGCCTGCACAATCGTGTCTTCGAACGAACGCCCGAACCCCTGAATGGCGAGCTCAATATCTTTGAGCGATTGGTTGCCGGTCTTGCCGACATCTTCTAGCTCATTGGTGGCCTTGGCGACCGCATGCGTGTACTCATCCCAGCTCAGTAGGCCTCGATCAAGAAGATCATCCAGCAGCTCTAGCTGCTCGTTGTACTCACCCAGCCTCCCGGCCAGGTCGCGCTTGACCTTGGCGGCCGCTTCCACCGCCTTGGTGTTCTCGTCTTGGGTGATTTTGAGCGCTTGCAGGCGGGCATAGAGCTTGTCGTATGCAGCCAGCTCCTCTTCGCTCAAATCGTCGGCATGTTTTCTGGCTTCATCGCGGCGCTTGATCTCGTCGGTCAGCTCCTTGACGGCCCCAGCGCCCTGCAGGGCAGCAGCATTCAGCCGCTCTTGGTCGGCAATCTGCGCCCGCAGGTCGGCAATGGCCTTTGGGTCGCCGATCTCAATGGTGATCGGGTCGCGCAGCCCGCCACCGCTTAGCGCCTCTTCCCGCTTTTGCGTGAAGTGATCCAGGTTGTGCTGAGCCGCCACCAGCTCTAGGTTCAGCCGCGCCAGCTGGTCAAATAGCACCTTGCGCCGCTTGCCCAGCAAAGCATCCGGCAACAAGCCTTCGGCACCACTCCCAACGCGCTGGAGCTTGCGCTCGGTTTCCTCAATTTGGCTGGTAAGAAATGCAACCTGGTCGCCGTAATGCTTCAGCTCCGTATCGAACGGCCCGCCGTCATAGCCCGCCCGTTCCTTGATGCTCTTCCAGAGGCCCGCGACCGCATTGCTAAGCTCCAGCACATGCGGCGTGATGCTCACCACGGCCCGCATGAACTGCACGCTCAAAACGTGACTGGCTTCTTCAAACTCCGAGCGCACCTTGTCAGCATTTCGTACCAGATCTTCATCCAGCACGATTCCGAGGTCGTGCGCCCGCTGGCGCATATCGTCCAGCGAGGCGGTGCCATCCTCTAGCGCTGCGGCAAGATCTGCGCCCACCGCATTACCGAAAAATTTGGCCGCCAGCGCTGAGCGTCGGGACTCGCTTTCCACCCCTGCGAGCGCCTGAATGACGGCATCCAGTGCCTGATCAGTGGAGTCAAACTGCTCCACGCCGTCAAACAGCTCCTCAAACGCGGACTTGGCGGCACCGCTGCCGTCAATCGCTTGTCCCAGGCGGCGGTTAAACCGCTCTAGCGCTACGTCAACCTGCCCTTCCGTCACGCTGCCAAGCGAGGTCATCGCATAGCGCAGCTCTTGCAGTTGCGTTGTGCCAATCCCCGCCTTGTCGGCCATCTGACCAACTGCCTGCGCCGCCTTGAGTTGCCGATCAGTAAACGCAATGACCGCGCCTACACTGCACGCGGCCACCAAGCTCTTGATCGCCGTGGTGGCTTTGTCGCTGCCTCGACGGATACGCCGTGAGCTGCGCTCGGACGCACGGGCGGCTTTGTCCATGCCGGCCTCAAAGCCGCCCACGCGGGCGATCAAGTCAAGCGTCAGCGTACCAAGGGATCGCCTAGACATAGATCACACCCATTGCTCCATGGCCTCTTCCAGCGTCAGTGGCTGCTCTTCGAAGTGCGGCATAAAGTCTTTCATCTCGGCCTTGCCGCCGCCCATGCGATTGACCACCGTGGCAACAAGGGCTGCCGCATGCTCGAGCCGCATGCCGGGGTGCAGCGTGCCGTACTTGCGCCGGTACGCTGCCCAGGCCAGAAACTCGGCATAACTCAGCCGCTCCTTGGCTTCGGCCACCGTGCGGCCACCGATGCCATTCAGGACTAGCTCGTGCCAGACTTCTTCTTCCGCTTCGAGGCTTTCGACTTTCCCAGGCCGTTGACCTCGCCAATCGCCACCATCAGCGCAAAGACAAGGTTGCCGTGCAGCGGGCCGCGCTCAGGATCAGCGTCACCAGTGATGTCGTCTGCGGTGAACACCGCCTTGCCCTCGGCATCACAGATACTGCTGGCAATGTGTGCTGCTTGGGTGTCCTTGTCGGCACGCACGGCGGCAAGCTCAGCGGTGACGGTGCTGTAAGACGAGGGCCGCACGTAGACGGTGGCGCTAAACTCCTCGCCGCCCATCTCCCAGGTGATGCGCTTCTCGACAGGGGCGCCGGTAAAGGCCCCCATCTGCGTGAGGCTGTCGAGTGTCAGCATTACGCCTCCTTCGCAATCCAGGCCGAACCACCGGAGCGCTGGATCTGCACTTCGGACGTGACCACGGTGTTACCGGTGAAGTCGAACGGGAAGTCAGCGACATAGCCCTCGAACGTGAACCAGGTGCGGGTCTTGGGTAGCTCCCAGTCATCTTCGCCTTGGTTAAGCGTCGGCGCGTCCGCACCATCCGACCAGCCGATAGCCCACAGGATGTTCTCCTCGTCACTCTCGGAAAGCTCATGCAAGCGCAGGTGTGAGGCATTGCGCGGGTCGGCATTCAGCGACAGCGACGCGGTGCCGGGCGTGCGCAGGCCGCGCAAGAAGGCACGGTCTTTGTCCGATAGGCAGGTGACATCAATCTGGTCAGCAGGGTTGCCGCCAGGCGAGAAGCTGGTCGCGCACTCGACTTCCAGCACCTCCATCTTTCCCGGTGTCTCAGACGGCACCAGCGCAAACACTTGGGTTCCTTGGGTCAGGATCGCCATGCTTAAATCTCCATCAGTGGGAAATGAGCCGCTTCACAGCGGGTCAACGGGCATAAAAAAACCCGCACATGGCGGGCTTGTTTGGGTGCCTGGGGTCGGTCTATCTCACGACAGTCCTAGCCAGGACTTTGGTGAATCAGGCTAAACCTGCAATCTCCGTGTAGCAGCGGGCAATACGGTAATCCTCTCCCGCTACCGTCGATGCATCGATCATCTGAATATCGATGGTTTTAACGCACAAGCCAGTCTCCTCGTTGAATTCGCTAATCAGCGCTGCCACTGCGGCACGAATGTCATTGTCCAGCTGCCGCTTGCGCTCAGGGAATTCCTTGATGTTCATATTTCGCCCCTCGGTTCCCAAAACTGCAAGTCAAACGAAATCCGGTATAGGCGGGTTTCTCGCTCGCGGGACTCACCCCGCCACGCGACAATGTGGGCATGCGGCTCTAGAGCATCGCGCAATGCCTTGGCAATCACTCGCGCCTGCGCAGAATCCAATGAGTACACATCGACCTGCACGCGGTAGCTGTCCATGTCTGGCCGTTGGCCTAGGTAGTTCTCCGGCACGCCGCTAATTGTCTGCCACACGGCATAGGGGCGGCTGGCTCCCTGCGGCGCATCGCCAAAGGCGAACAGATCCGGCGGACTGCCGAGTACCGCCTTGACGCCTGCATCCGCTGCGGCGATTTGGTAGATCGGCGGGAACATTACTTGGCCTTTCTGCGCTGGGCGCGACGGATGGCGCGATCAATCGAGCGGTTATAGTGCGTGGTAAATGCCTGCATCGCTTCGCTCTGGCTCTCATCCATTGCCGGGCGCATAATCGGCTGCGCCTGCATCTTGGAAGTGCCGAACTCCAGAAATCGCCAGTAGTAAGTATCGCCGCCGGGATTATCCTTGCCTTTCGCTTGGATCTCGCCCTGATACTGCCTCGCTCCGCCTAACACACCGACGCGAAAGCCAAGCTCGCCCGTGCGGCGAAAGTGGCGCCCATTCCAGCGCTCGACGATGTTCTGCTCAATCGACTCAGGGGTTAGCGGGTCGTCCACCTGTGCTGCATTGGCGCGGGCACGATCACGGATCACCTGTGCGGCTTTGCGTAGCGCGAACCGCCCGCCCTTGCGCTTGGTGTCGTAGTCCATCGCATCTAGCTTGCCGAGCAGCTCATCGAGGCCCGTGAGGGAAAAGGAAGCACCGTCAGCCATCGTTCACACCTTCCGATACCGGCAGCGTCAGATACTCCAAGCCGCTGTCAAGATCAGGCAGCACGCCGTGAATGTTGTAGATGCGCCCACGATAGAGCGCTCGCCATGTGGGTTGCACATCAGCGCGATAGCGGATCGTGATGCGGGCGGTAATCTGCGCCTGCATCGCCTGCGACTGGATGAATTCACGCGCCGACGAGTGCTCGATCGCCGCCCGGACGGTGGCTTTTGTCTCCCAGCCGTGGCTAATCAAGCCAGTCACCGGGTCGCGCACCTCGACTGGAGCTTGCAGCTCGATGCGATGGCGAAGGCGTCCAGCAGCGAGGCTCATATGACTGTCGCCCGACGCAGCGGCGTCAACAGCGCGGTCGCGCCGATACCCAGCGTGTAGCCGTGCCCCCAATGCGCGGGCACCTGCGGCGCATCGCCCTCACGGAACCGGAACTGTGCGGCTAGCTCCACCAGGACAGCAGCTTTAACGACCGGCTTGACGATGGGCTGGCCTCCTTCATCCAGTCGCATCACAGGCTTGCCGTCGCTCAAAACGACTTCGCCCGCGTCGTCGTACTCCAACTCATAGGCGCGCCAATCGTCCTTGAGCCACAACAGCACCGCTTGGCTGACAGCGGGGATCATCACGTTCAGCCAACCATCATCCGCGACATCATCGATGCGCAAATGGTCACAAGCTTCTGAGAGGCTGACCAGCATGGCTATTCCTTAACCTTGATCGGTGCCGGCGGCGCGCCGTCTCGACCTTTCTGCCCGCGCTCGCCATCCCGGCCACGGCGGGCGGCGAGGAACCAGGAATCACTCTGCGCGCTTGGCTTCTCACTGGTCGCAGATCGCGCTACCCACAAGCAGCCATCGTGCGTCCAGGCATCTCCTGCTTGCGCCTTGGTACCGTCGCGCCAGTACCCGCGAGCATGAATCCCGCCGGCCGGATAAACCACCTCCTGCACCCGGCCTGCGGCTGTCGCCTTGAGTCGCACCTCATGGCTATCCGGCAGATACTCCATCTCGAACGATTCGAGGCTCAGGCCGTCCTCGCCGTCGCGGCCAGCAGCGCCATCCCTGCCGTCCTTGCCAACCACCTCGCCCAGAGTCTTCATGCGGCCATCAGTGAACGTCGCCACCAGCACGCCATCTCGATCAATTAGAAGGTCAGCGACACCCGCGCCATCAGCCCCCCTTTCGCCATCCTTGCCGTCGCGGCCATCCTTGCCGTCCGCCCCGTCCTTGCCGTCCTCGCCCTTGATGGTGGGGATGGCCTTCACCATCTCCGCCAGCATGCCTTTGACGGCCTCCATGTCACAGTCTTTGCCGTCCTTACCAGGCTCCGGCAACGGCAGGCCAGAAACAGCCTCTTGCACCAGCTCGGCGACCATCTCCCGGACATCTTGCTGATCTGCCAATTGTTGCTTGAGCTCGGCGATTTCTGCCTGCAGTGGCTTAATGGCGCGAATGATTGCCTCACCCATTTTTTGGCCAAACAGGATGTGGTCAAACGACATTGGCTGCCTCCAGGGCTTCATTCAGAGCTTCGGACGACTCAAGCGCTCTCGCCTGGTCTCGAATCTTATTGAGCGCGCTACGCTCGTCATCAGACAGGGCGGGAGGAGCGCTCTGCATGGTCGGGTCCCATTCGCTGCGGTTCGCCAACATGCCAAGCGGGTAATCCTGATTCTGGCCCCACAGCGTGTCACCGCCATCTGTGGGCGGCAGGTTGAAGCGTGCACGCCCCTCGTCAGGCGTCTTAATCATGCCGGCCACAAGCTTCGTCTCGACTTCAGCACGCTTGGCCTGATCCATTCTAAGCAGGGGCTCTAAGTCCAGCTCGACACCGAGCGGGGATCGCACGCTTAGACCGTCGTCTAGCAGCAGCTCCATATGCTCGATATGCGTCTGCAGGGCGTCGCTGTAGTAGAGCTGATTCAGGCCATCCACCCCCATTCCGGATGGGATCGTGCCGATGCCGACCTTAAACGGTGGTATTCCGAATGGCTGGCATATCTGCTCATCGCTATAGCGCATCTGCTCGACCATCTGCGCGTCAATCGACTTCATCGCAAATGGCGTGAACTTCATGTCCGCACCGATGATGGCGACCTTGCCGGACGATTCGCCGCGAAACTCGCGGTTCCAGTAATCCTGCACTGCCTTGGCGTCTTCTTCCGTCATGCCTGCAGGGGCAGTCAAGATACCGCCAGGCTGCGCGTTGTTAGCAAAGAACTCAGTTGCCGAGCGCATGATCTTCATGTTCTTCAGAGCCGGCCAGTGCGCTGCAGCCAGCGGCGGCACACCAACCAGCGGATGATGGATCGTCATGCAACGGTCGTGGATGATCTCGCTGGCAGGCACAATCAGATTCTCTGACGGATAACCTTCAGGCAACGTGCTGAGCGCATCGGTCTGCAGTTGGTAATAGACCTCACCGCTATTGGTCACCATCGGCAAGACGCGCTCAGGATCGAGCACATACAGCTGTGTGACCACACCTGCAGCATCACGCCGCTTCAGCACATAGGCGTTCCCGTGCACGAGCTTGGTGATAATCCAGTACTCGCGAAACTGCGCAGCCGTCTGGAACGCATTTGGCTTACTCAGTATCGGCGTATAGGCAGCACTCTCGACCTCTATCCACCCCCCGCCTGACCTGCGCTCACGCAGCGAGAACGGCAGCTTGCCGATATCGGCTGCAATGCGATAGATGCAGGCGTACAGCGTCGGATAGGTAATCAGGTCGCCGCGCTTTTCCTCGATATTCCGCTGCCATGCGCCGGTGAACGGCTCGAGGATAATGCTGCGCCAGCCACCACGCTGGGGCACGGCGCTCAGCGCCTGCTTCTCTCGCCTGCGGAACACTCGCTTTAGCATCAGATGGCCTCGAACAGCTCGATGTTAATCATCGTGCCGCCAGTATTCGTGAAGTTGCGAGAACTGCCGTAGTTGTGCATCACATTAACGGTGAATATGTCGCCTCCGGACACACCCATGATT